AGGAAAAGATCTAGCAAAACAGGTAGTAGCACAATCTGGTGTACCTGTAGTATCAACAGGTATAGCTGGTATATCGCAACAACCAGGTGAAGCTGCTGCAGATTTTCAAGCTAGACAACAGGCAGCCAGAGAATTTACAACAAGACAACAGAGTTTAGCAGGACTTGCACCGCAAGTAGCACAGCAAGATGCATTACAAACACAAGCACAACAATTAGCAACTCAAGGTGTAGGATCTTTCGCACCTTTCTTACAACAAGCTCAGGCTGCAGGGACTGCTGCAGGCACAGCATTGGGTGGAGTAGGTTTAGGAGCAACCGCATTTCAACAGGACGTACAAGATTTTATGTCCCCTTTTCAATCTCAAGTTATTGACGCTACATTAGCAGAATTTGATCGTAACAAAGCTATACAAGAACAAAGTATACGAGATCAACAAACAGCTTTGGGTGCGCTTGGCAGTGGTCGAGCGGGAGTGCAACTCGCAGAGTTTGGCACAGGGGCT